ATGGATAGCAGAAGCGCAATAGCAATGATTGAAGCTGATGGATGGTATCTGGTGAGAGTGAAAGGGAGCCATCATCAGTTCAAGCACCCAACTAAAAAGGGGTTAGTAACGGTAAAACACCCCCAAAAAGACATACCATTACCAACGCTCAAAAGTATCAAGAAACAGGCGGGGCTTTAAGCCCTGACCCTGATATCTGGAGGTTTATATGTTATATCCGGTTGCTATTGATAAAGGCGATTCATCCTTCGGTGTTCGCGTACCTGATATTCCTGGTTGTTTTTCTGGTGGCGACAACTATCAGGACGCACTCGAAAGCGCTCGTGAAGCTATTGACGCTCATCTTGAACTGCTCGTTGAAGATGGTGAGGCTATACCAGAAGCTACCAGTGTGGAAAAATGGCTGTCCGATCCAGATTATGATGGTGTAGTTTGGGCTTTAGTTGATGTGGATATCACCCGATTAATGGGGAAAGCGGAAAAAATCAATGTGACGCTTCCCTCACTGTTAATCCGCCGTATCGATCAGTTTGTTGCCGCCCATCCAGAATACGGTAGTCGTTCCGGTTTCCTCTCGCGCGTGGCCGCAGATAAAGTGACTGGTTTGTGACCATTCATCATAACAAATCAAGCCTACGGTTTTGACGCCGTAGGCTTGATTTGTTTGCTTTATATATTAAACATGGTGCTTTACGACCACCACCCAGAAAGCCGAAAGCACCCGCGACTATTCTACTGATTTCTTTCCTTCCTGCTACTTTAATCACTTAAGAATTAACACTGACGTGTGACATTCATCAACAAGCAAGGCTGTCTGCTTGTGTTAGTTGTTAAAATTCCGTTTGTTTTTATGGTGGGACGTATGGTGAAACTGAAATATATACTTCTTTTAACGGCATTATCGGCACCTGTGGCATATGCAGACTGGGCGACCAAAACAGATGATGATGTATTTAGCGGTGGGAAGAGCGCTATGATGTTAGGGGAGCTATCATCTATAATGAGTAATGCGGTTTTTGACTGTTCAGAAAACAAACTAACGTTTTCGTTAGTGGAAGAAGACAATAATTCTAAACTTGACGAACCTATACCTGTGGATTTGTTCGTCAAGATTGATGGTGATGAGGTCATAAAATTAAATGCTTTGTTGATGAGAAGAAACTCAAGATTTATAGGGGCTGAATCCTCAGATAAAAACAATATAATCAATTTGTTAAATCAACTTCAGTCGGCAAAGAAAAAGTTTATTGTTGGGATTCAGGGTAAGGGTGGCGAGAGTAAGCAATCATATTCTGGTGATGTAATAAACTCGACAAATGCTGTCTCTAATTTTGTGAAGGCATGCAAGATTAGCTTGTAACCACGTTAATACTATTGTCAGTCTTTTAATAAAGAGCGGTGTAATCCGCTCTTTATTTTTTTACTCTGATTAAAAACCGTCAAATTCGGCTTCGCTGTCATGTGCGGTTTCCGCTGGCTTCTGGCGGTTCTTCTGCTTGCAGGCCAGCCAGTAGATCGAGTTGCGACTTTCCTGTTCCGGGGTGGGGTGTGACGGGGTCTATTGTGCCGGGGCGCATTATTGAGCGTGTGAAGGATTCATGAGTTATGAAGGTGTGGCCGCAGTTGATGTTGGTGCATACCATGTAACGCTCAACCACGTTGGTTTTTGGTATCCGAAAACTACTGCGTACGTGGCCTACATGGCCGCAAAGCGGGCAAATCATCATACAAATACACACCTCGCTATGTTTATTTGTCATACAAATAAATCATATCATATCAAGTGCGTCCACGCTTACTTCCATCTCCAGCGTTGAAATCAGGCCGCTATCCCCGATTTCGTGTGTGACTGCGGTAATTGTCCATCTGGCTTCATCAATGGCTGGCTTAAAGCCGCTTACCTTAACTGGGTATTCCGGGGTGATCTCCGGCTGGCCTGTGGCGAGCGTGATGCTGAATGAAGCTGTGCCACGCTGTAGCCGTTCCCATGCGCTCTTTGCTGCACGTTTTGCGTTGCCTTCGCTGGCGTAGGTGTGGCGCAATACCAGCACGTTTTCATCGCTGCCAATCAGGTAATCGCCCTGGTGTTTGTCTCCGGTAGTTTGTCCGGGGTCTTTTCCCTGCGTGGGTGTGGCGGTGTACTGCTTTTTCCTGCGTCTTTTAACGGTGACGCCTTCGCGTTCGGCTCTGTGATGGTTGATGTAGTGAGCGGTCACACCTGTGTAGGCGTCCCTGTCGGCAATGGTAAACTGATGCTGATCGCCGGATTTGCGGGTAATCGTTATTATGGGAATGGGTTTGCCGTCTGCGGTTCTTTCGCTTCCTGCTGAGATCAGGCGAAGGGCACTGTTTTTAATGTTCAGCACAAAACCATATTCACGGCCAAGACGCGAAAGGTAGCTGGCGTCTGATTCGTTCGTCTGGTCGCTGTGATCAATTTTTATCTGCGCCAGTTCCGGCTGTACCTTTGCCGTTAATTTGTTGCGGGTGGCGATGGTTTTGGCTATATCTGACAGGGTGACGTTATGCCAGGATTGCTCCCGGTTAACGTTCAGGCTAGCCCGAAAATCCGCGCTGCGGGCGGTGATGGTTAGCTGGTCGGGTGCGCCGGAATGGGTTATCTCGTCAACGGTATATGCTCCTTTGGAGATTAACGGCTTTCCCTGCCAGCCGATGGCAAGATGGATAAGCGCACCGCGGCGGGGTAAATCAAGCTCGCCGTCTGTGTCGTCCAGTACAAGTTCCAGCGTATCCGCTTCGGCTTCCCGGTTGTCTGTCAGCGACAGCGATATCAGGCGGCTTCTGGATTTCTTTGTTACGTCCACGCCGTCAACAACGACAGTGAAGGCGGGGGCGGGAACGCCGTAGCCCGTCACTCTGTCCGTCAGTTGCCCGGCGATAGTGGAGACACTCATTATCAGCCCCCTGAAATGAATTTAGCGCCTTTGGTCACGGCGTCAATGGCGGTAGTTTTGGCGGCGTCCAGCGCCTTTCCTGCGGTGTCTGTGATACCGTCCCTGATTTGTTCAAGTTGCGTACCAAGATCGCCAAAAAGTTCTTTCAGGTTCGAATCCACGCGCTTTAGCGTCAGCGTGAACTCTATTTTGCTGGCGTGTCCATTGGGTGAGAAGAAGGTACGTGTGCGGCTCAGTGAGGTGATGACAAACATACCGTAAATAAACCCCGTCCCTTCAATGAGCGGCCATGCTTTGCCAGTGTCAGCCATCCATTGCAGCGTCATCAGCGATAACGTTCCTCCCGTCAGTTCCGGGTACAGTTCGCCCGAAAGGGTGATGGTCTCCTCGTCAACCCCTAAAAATTGCGTTGCCGGTCGTTGTCCTACCCGGCTGTTGGTGACGTGACGCCATGAGACTTCCTGTTGCATCTGTTGATAGGGGGCGGTCTGGAGCACAAAAACAAACAGCCCAAGCGTTGCCATCATTTTCTATCTCCTGTCGCGGTATGCGCTGCGGCGGCGTATTTCTTTCCGGCGCTGCTCTTTTTTGATAGCACGCATGACCATATCGGCAATATCCTGCGCGTTCTGCGTCGGGGCGGCGTGAATATGGATAACCGGCTGTGATATCGCGCCATAGTCGTATGTCTGCGTATGATGCGAGCGACCAACCGGACTGTCAGCCCCGGCGAAAACCGCGTGGGGGTGCAGGGGGAGTGTTTCCGGTGACTGTAGCGGAAACATCGTCTGTATGCTGTCCGCTAACAGCGCGGGCAATGACATGGCGAAATTTGCCAGCCCCGCCGTTCTGCTGCGGCTTGTGATGCTGGCAGGGCCGGTGATGATTTCCGGGCCACGTTCGCCCACGATTCCCCAGCGTCCCGCCGCGAGCGTGCCGCCTGAGTCATGGTATCCGCCAAAGGGTATAGCGTAGGGTGACGGCAGTAATCCCGGCACTGGCATTGTCGGGAGGGTGCTGGTTGTGTCCGGGTTGCTGTTCCAGCCCACTTTCTCTTTTACCCAGCTAATAGCGTTGTCGCCGATATTCAGCACATTATTTTTTATATCGACCAGCCAGCCCCACAGTTCTTTAATTTTATCAATAGCGGTAATGATGCCGTCTGATATCGCTTTACCAAATTTTCGGCCTGACTCTTCGGCGGCTTTCAGTTCTTCACTGGTGCTTTTTACCGGCGTGATGAAGTCTTTAACCCATTTAATGGCCGCTTTGATTTTGTCGCCGATCCATTCAAATACCGGGGCGAGCGGTGCGAAAAGGTCTTTGATGGCTTCCCATGCGGGTTTTAGTTCGTCCAGGAAGCCGGAAAACCAGGCTTTAACCCTGTCCCAGTATTTCCAGACCAGAAACGCGCCAGCGACCAGCGCGGCGATTATCAGTGTCACCGGCCAGCCCAGCGCGGCCACAATTGAACTCAGACCAATGAACGCGCCACGTAACAGGGTGAGCGGGCTTCTTGTCAGCCACATAATGCCCCGCCCGAATGCACGGATATTGAGTTTTTTTAACATACTGCCAAGCGCGGGCATTTCCCGGCCTGTCAGCGCGGAGAATCCATAGCGGGCAACCGCAAGCGGGCCAAGCAGCCCGGCCATTGCCACTGTCAGCGCACCGCCTGCGACGGCGGCAAGGGAAATGCCGGTAGCGGTCAGGAGAAAGAACTTTGCAAGCTGAGGGTGGTTATCAATAAATTTTCCTAACCAGGTGAGGGCGTTGTCGAGTTTCTCCAGACCCCACACATACATCGGCATTATTTTATCGCCAATGTTTTTGTACAGGGTTTGTTTCTTTGCCTGCAAGGCTATTTCTTTCCCGTAAGGTGTTTTTTCGCCTTCGCCCACCAACTGGTCAACGTTGTACGCTTCGCCGCCTGCTTTTATCTGTTTCTCCATGTTCGCCTGCTCGCGGTACATCAGTAATAACAGATCCTGCCCTTTACGGTTCGATACCAGGCTGCTAAGAATGTTTCTTATCTGTAATTCGCTGGCGTGAGGGTATTTTTTATGAATAGCAGGCAAAATTTCCTGTTGTAAATAAGCGAAAGGGTTACTCTGGTAAAGCGCCTGGTTCTTTAGCGTAAAATCTTTCACATGGCCGGTTTTGGAAAAGGTGGCGTTGGAAAGTAACCCCAGATCCTGAAGCGCGTCTTTTGAGCGTTCTTTAATTTGCTTCCCCGTCCAGCCCGCATTCAGGCTCGCCAGTGCTGTACCTGTACGATCACCGCCTATCTGCTGGATAATGTGAGACAACCCGAAATAGAAAAATTTGTCATCAAGGTTTTTAGTGGACTCCCCGCCCGTCTTAATGGCTTCCAGATAATCTTCAGGCTTAACCATGCCGCCGCTGGCCGCAAATGCCTGGGTTGTCAGGTTAACGGAGTTTCTGAACTGTTCCGGGGTGTTGATTTCGTTTCTGAGTTCCGCGATTTTCAGTACAGACTGTGACTGATCGCGTAATGCTTCACCCTGACCTGCGGCCATGAACTTTGTGGCGTACTGCATTTTAAGTAGTTCGGGTGTCACTATTTTTGCTTCGTCATAGTGACGCAGAACGGAATGCGCTTCTTTCAGGGTGCGCATGTTGTCAGTGACGCTATTACCGATAACGTTCAGACTATCGGCAAATTGCTTTGCATCCCGGATAGTGTCTTCACCTACACCCAGCGCGCGGAATTGTGATACTTCCTGCTGGTAATGCTTTGATTCATCCAGTGGCTTATTCAGCGCGTACAGTCCGGCAGTGCCTTTTGCCATTGTGATCCCGCCGCCAATTAACATACTGGTGCGCGTAGACTGCATTTTTTGATATTTAGCCAGGGCTGCGCCGCTTACTTTTAGCTGTCTTTCCTGTCGCTGTAGCGCCGATGTTGTATTCTGAATTTTACGACTTAGAGTTCCTTCGGATATTGAAAGGTATTTAGTAATAACGCCGTCTTTTTTCAGTGCCTCGCTTTGTTCTTTCAGTGCAACGGTCATTTTTTTGATGCGGGCTTCACGGCGTTGATGTACTGCGATACTTTTGTCGCGCCGGGCGTTCGCGTTGTCCCACAGGCGCTGGTTATCCTTTAGTTGCTGGTTGAGTATGCGCTGCTTTACGGTGAGGTTGTTAATGGCGCCCGCAGTGGCGGTGCCGGACGTCTGTAACTTTTTCAGTTCAGCGTCATTACTGGCAATAGCATCACGGGTTCTGACCAAAGCGATGCCATGCTGCTTCATGCTCAGGGCAAATTTCAGGTTGGCTTTGGTGGTTTTCGCCAGCATGCTGCGCTGTTTTTCCAGCGCCTGTTGATTTTTTTTAAATGCGTCAACCCTGGCGGCGACGTTTTCCAGTTTCCCTAATTCACCTCTTGTTGTTCTGATAGCCTGCGCCAGCTTCCTGTTGCTGTTCTGTGCGGCTTTCATGGGTGAGGTCATTTTGTTCACCGCACCCAGAATTACTTGCAGGCGTAAATCTTTATCCATCTTTATTCGCCCCTGAACGTAAATACGCCTGATAACGCCATTTCAGCAATTCGGATAAGCTCATGCTGTCCAGCGTTTCAGGCGTCCAGTGAAAGATGGCCGCAATATCAGCCATCAGATCTTCAACCGTCAGGCTTTTTCCAAATCCGCACGCACCGACTTCGGTAACAAAAAAATGATCACCTCATTACCTAACGCGAGCAAATCGGAAGCGTCCATAGCGTTAACTTCGCTGGTTGTCAGTGCCGGTGAGGTGATGCGCGGCAGAAGTGTAATAATGCTGTTAACGTCAGACTCCATTAACGCCTGAAGTTTTACCCCCCGTAATTCGCCCGCGCTGGGTTTGCGGATGGTGATTTTTTCAATCGTGGACTGACCGCGAATAACGGGGGTATCCAGCGTTATATCTTTTGCAGTAATGGAGGCGTCCGCAATATCCATCGTGATTTCGTTTTCTTTCATGGTGGTATCCTGTCAGTCCGCGCGGGGCGGGCGTCGTTAATCATTAAAGGCCGAGAATGTTACGGTATTTATCCAGACGATCATTGCCACCAACGTTTTCAACAAAGTTGACCACGTCGATTTCAATCACGGTTTCATTGTCGATTGTCAGTTTGTAGTAGGTACATTCCATTGACACTTTGACCTGTGTGTTGTCGCCCTGTTTGGCTTCGCCTGAGTCAATCTCTTTGTGACGTCCACGAACGACGACCTCAACAGACATTACGTCGCCTGTGTCGTCCTCTTCGTAGGCCCCTACAAAGCGAAGCATGGTTTTATCAATAACAGGATCGCCCCACTGTTCGAACGGTAGTTTGTGCATACCGCCCATCGTGAACTCCAGGCTAAGGGCATCATCATCAAGCCCCAGATCGATAGGGGCCGCGCCGTTCATGCCGCCGCCCCGGTACTTCTCCAGTTTGCGGGTCAGCTTGGGTAACGTGATGGACTCCGCCAGCCCGCGCCAGTTGTTACCGGCGTTAAAAATGTTGAAGTTCTTCAGTTTTGCGGGTAATGCCATTTTAACGCCTCCTTATGCCGCCAGTTTCTGGCCGAAATTCACCAGGTAACGATCGGTGATGCGCTGGCGGAATAGCAGGTTTTCCAGCGGCGGAACCGGCGTGTAGTCGTAGTCGATGAATAGCTGTCCCGTTTTCAGGGTGTCGGCGGTGTTTACGCTGTCGTCGTACCAGCAATCGCCGTCAATGAGATAACCCAGCGTTTTAAGCTGGCGAAATTTAGCGCGAACCCCTTCAACGATATCTTTCGCCAGTTGCGGGTTAAGAGGGCCATCCACTGACCACATGTGTGCCTCTGCGATGGTGTCAGCCAGGATCTGCGCGGTGCGTGTGTAGTTCTCAAACGGGAATAGCGGGTCGGCTGAGCAGGTGCGAGACCCCCAGAAACGGAAGCCGTTTTTCCTGATCATTGTGGTGACGCAGTTTTCGTTGAGGTAGTCTGCGTCGGTATCGGTTTGTTGTAAGTCCCAATACACGCTGGCAGACAAGCCGTTTACGCCGTTAACAGGAACGTTTGAGATGGTTTTATGCCAGCCAATATCGTTATCTATTTTCGCGCGTAGACCCAGCGCGCGGGCTACCGTGCTGGCGTCGGTTGCTTTTTGTGTAGTGGCATCCCATCCGGTGAAGTCTGGCCAAAGCAACATCAACTCACGCTGTCCAAAACTCCCCCGATAGGTGACTGCTTCTTCTTTGGTTTTTGCGTTCGCGTGGGCGTAAGCAAAGGCTCGTAGTTTTTGCGCGGTGATGGCCAGTTCGTTTGTTACTGCCTGGCTGTCCAGTCCCGGCACACCGATGATGCGCGGTTTTACGTTCAGGTCAGCTTCTGCTGATAATAATGCCTTGATTCCTGTGCGCTGGCCGCTACTGGTCACTTTTCCGATAATATTGGCTTCGGTTGTCGTGCCAGAAGAAGCGGTTGCTTCGTCAACGCGAACGACGACGACTACAGGATTTGACTGATCGGCGATAGCCTGTAGTGCTGGGGCCAGCGTGCCTTTGTTGCCTGCTTTGCCCAGCTTGCCCTGAACGTCAGTTAAGAGTACCGGCTTGTCGGTGGGAAAGAGGGTTTTATCGGCGTCGGAGGAGGTACACACCATGCCGATAATGGATGTACTGATAGTTTGTATCGGGCGCGTGCCGTCATTGAGTTCAATAACTCGCGCGCCGTGGTGATATTGGTCTGCGGCCATGAGCGTTATCCTGTGGCTGTTTTCAAATATCCGTCATTGTGTTCCACTGGTGAGGAATATGCGCGGGTGGGGTGTTGTGTCAGCCCTGACACAATGCGGGGAAGGCAGATCGCCGATGTACGGTGTTAATTGGGAGGGGTTACGCCGTCTGTTGGCGGCTGTGGTAGTTTCCCCGGCCAAACAACCGCACCGCCCAATACATAATCGTGCGCTTCCACTTCGGCACGCCAAGTACCGTCATTCCATCAAGGAATATCAGATCCGCTTCTTTCTTCGTGCGCAGCGCGTTGTCGTAGAGGTAATCGTGGATTATGGCCGCTTTGGCGTACTTACCGTCTGGCGGCATGACTGACCAGAATACGCACGGAACGGTGGCGAGATCGGTAACGAATCCGGCTGGTACGCTGATTATGTCGCTGTTGTCGTCGCTGAGGTAAAATTCAAAGGGTTCATGCACACACCAAAGGTAGTGATCGAGCATTTCAAGAATTGCGGGGGTTGTGAATTTACTCAT